GGCCTTTCTTTATACCAAATATTTCGAAGAAAAATTCAAAAAAATAAAAACACAATATGAATCATCAAACCGCGGCGTCAAACTGGATTTCGAAATTCCAAGTATATCACAAAAAACCTTGAAAAAACTAAAAAAAGCCGACATCATTCGTCTGGATTGTGTGGATGCCACAATCCAAAAATACCGCGAAAAGATATTGGAATTCGTTCAATTGGATTTGGTGGAAAGTATGATGGCTGCTGCACCATCTGAAAAAATGAAAATAGAAAAATCAAAAGAAAAAAACGAAAAAACAAAAAACCAGAACATAAAAAAAGACACCATATTTGCAGCATACTCCCTGATTCAAATTAAAAAAGCATCCATTACAAACAAAAATAAATACGTAGCAACATTGGCCGACAATTTTGTCAACCATATTTTGAAAAATGCCGAAACAAAAGATTTCGTATACAAATCTCCCGAAATTATCGAGAAAAATATGGATATTCTCAAATACGCAGATAAAGAACTGTTTTCCCATCAAAAGCAATTGTTCTCCATTGTTAAAACTCAAAAAGCATCGCCTAAATTAATCCTATATACCGCCCCCACCGGAACGGGCAAAACGCTATCCCCTATTGGATTGACTCATAGTTTCAAAGTCATTTTCGTTTGTGTTGCTCGACATGTGGGTTTAGCACTGGCTAAATCGGCAATATCCATGGAAAAAAAGATTGCTTTCGCATTTGGCTGTGAAACCGCGTCCGATATCCGTCTCCACTACTTTGCGGCGACAGATTGCATTCGTAATAAAAAAAGCGGTACCATTATGAAAATAGATAACAGTGTTGGTGATAAGGTGGAAATGATTATATGTGATGTAAAATCCTATTTGATTGCTATGCGTTATATGTTGGCATTCAACGAAGAACCCTCCATAATTACTTATTGGGATGAACCGACAATTACTATGGATTATGACACCCATGATTTGCACGAAATTATTCATAAAAACTGGGTGGAAAACAAGATATCGAAAATGGTGCTTTCTTGTGCGACTTTGCCAAAAGAAGACGAAATCGCCGAAACCATTATGGACTTCCGTTCAAAATTCGAAGGCGCAGAAATTCATACCATCCAAAGTTATGATTGCCGAAAAACCATTTCGCTGACCAATAAAAGTGGATATTGTGTATTACCGCATTTATTGTTCTCAAAATATGATGATTTAATCCGAAGTGTAATGCATTGTGAAGAAAACAAATCATTGTTGCGATACTTCGATTTAGGTGAAATCATAAGGTTTATTCGATATCTAAATGAGAACGAACTGGTCGATGATGAATATACAATCGAATCCTATTTCGGAACCGATGTTTCCAATATATCGATGGATTCTATAAAATCTTATTATTTGGAGACATTGAAGCATGTGAAGGATGAAAACTGGACCGCAATCTATGAAAATATGAAATATACACAAACGCCTAAATTTGGAAAACCCGGGCTTCATAAATCGAAAAGTGTGGAGACGGCTATTCCCGGACATGCACCGGGATTGAAACTGCCTCATGGTGGAGGTGCATTGATGCGCACAACTAGTTTGACGTATACACCTCCTGTACCACCGGTGCCACAGGTACCACCGGTGCAACCGGTAACAAAAGGTATATTGTTAACCACCGAAGATGCTCATACATTAACCGATGGACCGACAATATTCTTGGCCGACGACGTTGAAAAAATCGCTAAATTCTATATTCAACAATCCAAAATTCCGGAAAAAATATTCAATGGACTCATGGAAAAAATAGAAAGAAACAATGTCTTGCAAAAACAAATCGATGCTCAACAAAAAATATTAGAAGATTCTCTCGGTGGTGAAATAGAGAAATCGAAGAAGATGGAACGCGAACAATTTAATGGCGAAACCCATAAAATAATGAATGAAATCGCACGGTTGCGAGAACAATGTAGTAGCGTGAATTTAGAACCTGTGTATATTCCTAACACCAAACATCATCAGCAATTGTGGATACCAAATGAAGAAATGGTGCAAAATGCATTTGTTCCAAGTATTGACGAAGGAACTGTGAAAGATATTATGTTATTGGATTTAGACAATTCGATGAAGCTTTTGCTCTTATTGGGAATCGGGGTATTTGCGAATCATCAGAATATTCAATATATTGAAATAATGAAACGTTTAGCGTATAATCAACAATTGTATATGATAGTTGCGTCGTCGGATTATATATATGGAACCAATTATCAGTTTTGTCATGGATTTATTGGAAAAGATTTGACTTTGATGACTCAACAGAAAATTATCCAAGCTTTAGGAAGAATTGGTCGAAATAATATTCAACAAGAATATAGCGTAAGATTTAGGGAAGATATTATGTTATTGAGTTTGTTTCTTCCAAGCGAAAAGAACATGGAGGCGTTAAAAATGTCTTTGTTATTTTGTGAATAAATTTCTACCATAAATATATAATGTCAGCCTGGACAAATTTTGCAACTCAATTTTTTCATAATAAACAAAAACAAAATCCTGATTATAAATTTAGTCAAGCTTTAAAAGAAGCATCAAAGCTTTATAAAAAAACCAAAGGTGGATCAAGTAAAAAACAAAGGGGAGGGGGTATGTTTAAAATAGAAAATAATAAACAAATTGTTGCATGTACAGCCGAAGAAGAAGGATGTATGTCATTAGACGACATTAAACGCCTGATTGATGATATGGAAGATGGTGAAGTTAAGACAAAATTATTAACACAATATGATGAATTAAAAAAAAAGAATATCGGTGCAGAAATGAACCCCGGTGCAGAAATGAACCCCGGTGCAGAAATGAACCCCGGTGCAGAAATGAACCCCGGTGCAGAAATGAACCCCGGTGCAGAAATGAAGTATAAAGTAGCTGAAAATGGTGATATTACCGATGAACCATGTGACCCAAAAATTGTAGCTGAATATGAAAACGATACAAAATGTAAGTCAAAACCGGTCGGCGGCGGCAAAAAATCAAAAAGAAAATCCAAGAAAGCCGGCAAGAAAAGTCAAAAGAAACAAAAGAAATCCAAGAAAGCCGGAAGTAAGAAATCCAAGAAATAAATAAACACACATAAATCTATCCTGTAATATTATAAAATTGAACTTTTACAATATTATATCTTTTTTATAATGATAATAAATAATACTATGAATACTTCATCCGAAAAACAACGTCAATGCATTGACCATGTCCATAAAAAGGTCATCGAAATTGCCAATACAAAATATGAATTACCGAAAACCGCGAACAAAGGCAAGCCCGGTAATTATTTAGAAGAATTAACCGGTATACCGCAAAGTTCCGAATGTCTGGATTGCTGTGACGGTGAAGTCAAAGTATTTCCACTCAAAAAATTACGAACTGGCATCATTGCACCAAAAGAAACCATCGCGGTATGCATGATAAATAAAGACGATTTGGTTGGAAACGATTTTTATGAATCAAGATGTTACAAAAAATTATCCAACGTTTTGTTTGTAGGATATTACCGTGAAGACGACAAAATAACCTATATGCAACCAACGCTTTTCAACTTGGATGCTCATAATGAAATCAAAGAACAACTAAAAAATGATTATGATACAATACGCGAATATTTCATGAAAAACAATACATTGGACGGGAGTTCCAAATTAGGTGTATATTTACAAAACAGAACCAAAGGGCAAGGTGGTAATGCACCAAAAACCCGGGCATTTTATTTGAGAACCGGGTTCATACGTAGATGGGTATTACTTTGATATATGTAAACAATATAAACAATAAATATGTATTAATACATTATAATGGAGATAACCGATATAATCAAAAACGAGCATATGAAGAATATTACAAACATTCTTACAAAGATAGGAGAATGTATTGAAGGTAATTTGTTATGTGATAAAACTCCTGAAAATTGGACTCATAATGAACCAAAATGTTTAGCAAAAATAAAAAATTTACAAACTATATGTAAAGACAAAGAAAAAATTATTGAAATTGGTGTAAATGCATGTCATAGTTTGATGATTATGTTATTAGAAAATCCTAGTGCCGAATATTTATTATTTGACTTGAACAATCATAAATATACAATACCGGTTATCGAGTACGTTAAAGAAAGTTTTCCAAATACAAAAATAAACATTTTTTTTGGAAATTCTGTGCAAACAATAACAAAATATATCGAAGAACATTCAGAAGAAGTTGGAACATATGATTTATGTCACGTAGATGGAGGACATTCTGAAAATGTATTTTCAGTTGATTATGAAAATATGAAAAAATTAATCAAAAAAGATGGATGTGTTGTATTTGACGATTATGATTATCATGAAATCCATAATTTTATTGACAGAATGGTAGGACATAATGAAATCAAACAAGTTACTGACAATTTATTGCAAACCGATAGACATTTCATTTATCAATATCTATATCCGGATGAAGTGTAAGTGACTTATGAAGAACCAGTTGCTAACGAAGAACCAGTTGCAACTGAAATCCAGGTTGCCAACGAATAATGAAAAGAAATACAAAATTGATTTAAAAATATAGTCATAACTATTTTTAACAGTATGAAAAAAAATAGCAAAACAAGTATGCCAAAACCCATGTTGAAATGGGTCGGAGGAAAAACGCAAATACTAGACAAATTGATAGAAGAATTTCCAACCGAAATCAACAATTATCGCGAAATATTTTTGGGCGGCGGCAGTGTTTTGTTTGCGCTTTTACACCAAGCGAAAACCGGCGCAATTCAAATCCATGGAAAAATATACGCATATGATGCCAATGACGCACTTATTGGTGTTTACAAAAACATTCAAACCAATCACGAACAAGTATATAATGGAGTACAAGAACTTATCACAGAAATGAATGAATGCGGTGACGGCGAAATCAACCGAAAACCTGCAAATATAGAAGAAGCAAAGTCCGCAAAAGAAAATTATTATTATTGGATTCGAAATAAATACAATACGCTGACTGATAAAAAAACAACGACCGCATCGGCAATGTTCATCTTCCTAAACAAAACATGTTTTCGCGGTGTTTTCCGCGTGGGTCCAAATGGGTTCAATGTACCATATGGACATTATAACAATCCGGAAATAGTGAACAACGAACATTTAGCAGAAATCCATCAACTAATACAAGGAGTCATATTTGAATGTTGCGATTTCACAAAATCATTAGCATCCGTCGAAACAAATGATTTTATATATTTGGACCCGCCATACGCACCGGAAAAAGACACGTCGTTTGTAGGATATACAGAAAACGGATTCAATATGGAGAACCACCAGAATTTATTCAATATATTGAATTCAATCAATGTAAAATGGATATTGAGCAATGCGGATGTGAAGTTGGTTCGTGATAATTTTACCACCGAAAAATATAAAATTGAATCCATTGTATGCAAACGTTCAATTAATTCTAAAAATCCAGAAGCAAAAGCAAAGGAAGTTATTATTAAAAATTATTGAATATAAAAATATAAATATTATTTAGCTATATTAGTATGTCATCCTATTGCAAATGTTTTCATTGTATTAAAATTTGCAATAAAAAAAAATATTTAATGCATGTGAATGAAATATCAAAAACAGAACCGTTGATTTATTATTATGATAGTATTCATAAGAAGGATTCGAATGATAGTACAAAGAATGAATTCAAACAAATGGAATATAATAAAACACTAAGTGAAGTGAATAAAATGAAACGTAAATTAGGGAGATAAATATTTATTCGATAAATATTTATTTTTTATTGAAAAATCTTATAATCGTTGAGCGGTATTGATGGCGTAAGGGTTTCCACTAAGGGCGCTCAATATTTCAGGAGAAGTTCTATCCAAGTTGATATTGGAATACAATGAAGAACCGGTATTTCCTTGTAAACGACCCATACTATTAATATCCGGAGCTTGTGCCGGCATGGTAGGAACAACAGAACGTGAATTTTTCATGTAGGCATCGCGATTTGTATTAGTTCTCATATTTACATCCCCATTCATCAATGACATATTTCCTTGTACCATGTAGCCTTGGATAGTCGATGATTTCACATCGTTATTACGTTGATTGTATTCAGCATCGTAAGCGCGAACTTCGCGAGCACCGCCCCCGGCGCCGGCGTTACCTGCATAATAATAATCACTGGTAAATTGTCTATTATTTTCAATTGGTTGATGAGCAGTTACATTGTATGCCCCACCATTTTGGTTTGCATTTACATTGAGATGAAACTTCGATTTTTCAGTGGTTTCGCGAATAGTAGGAGCAGGTCGGTCCGCAGGATTAAATACATAGGATTGAGCAACTTCGGATTTTGGATTTTGATATGGTCTCAATGTACCAATGGTATTTTCTTTACGAGATGGGCGTAAAATGTCCAACAAAGGAGCAACCGCGGCACCTATTGCACCACCAACACCGCCATAATAATCATCTTGTCTATTGGCGGTTCTATTATTAGGATATGCTTTTTTACTTTTAATACCATAATCACCCTCATTGGCAAATTGACGGCCATTTGCATTGGCGCCAGCAAACGGAACTGCTCCTAATTCGATATTTGTGGATGGCATATATTCACCTGGAACATAGGTAGAATCGACGACTGCACCAGCGGCACCTATATAATCAACGGATGTATCTGGACGATTTACAAAACGGTCAATTGGAAGAGCACGAAGAGTCTGTGCTTTTTCTGCGCCAGTAGTTGTGAACCAACGGTCTTTATTCATTTCATGTGTTGTATCCGGGCGGTTTTTCTCCATTTGTCCAATACTACCCAAATTGGTGACGCGGCTGATCGCAGGACCTTCGCGTCCATATATAGCCACCCCGGTTGGTTTTGGTTTATTATCAACACGTAATCCATCTACATTTTTATCTAACCATTGGTCTCGCATTGACATACCGGAATTGAATCCACCCGAACCTTGTGTTGTATACCCTAAACCTAATCCAGGGCCAACATGTTCTTCTGCAAATGGCTTTACATTGGCCATACGACTACCAACATTGACACGGGATTGGTAGAATTCGGTATTGATAGGAGCACCATGTGCCCATTGATAATTTTCAGATGGTGAGAACAAAGGAGATTGTTCTTTTTTAGTATATGATTGAGAACCTGAACCATTCATATTATCTAAAACACTCTCATTTGAGTTAGCATCGACATGTCGTGAACGAATGTTGCTACCGAAAAAAGGGACCATATTATTGTGTTGGAAATAATTACTGTCGACTTTTTCACCAGTTAAAGAGTAATATTGAGAACTTGATGCGGATGCGGATTGCACTTCAACTCCATTCATAGGAGCTTGTGGATTGACAATATTTGAATTTACACGAGGGTTGAAATATTTATCGGTATATACATAAGGAGCATCAAATTTGTTGTCATGTGACAATTTACTACTTTGTTGGGTTTCACCAGAAACAATAGGATATTCATCTGGATAATTTTTATTTGGAATGTTTGTGTTAGGTAATTCTTTATTTGAAAATGATTCCTTTGATTTTGCAGATGATTTTGACTGATTATTCATAACATATAGAGAACCAAGCGCTAATAGCGGTATTCCTAATTCCATTTATATTATATAATTATATATAACTTATATAATATTTATTTGTATTACACCTATTTATTTGTATTACACCAACTAAAATAAATCAATGTATTGGAGAACATTCAGAACCTCCATTTTTTCCGCCTAAACATAAAGACTTTCCAGATAAATAAAAATCACTATTTCCAGGAAGGATAGGTATAGTAGCAACAAAATTATCTTTTTCTAAAATACGTGTTTGAATATTTGAATGAAATCCTTTTTCTAAATTAGCCAAAGGATTCAACCAAGGTTTTTCCCATCGCTTATGTTCTAAATCTCTATATAGCCAAGCTGGATGACTTGCTCTGGATTCTTCTACAAATTCAGGTGCATTATTGTATGAGTTAGAACTGGTTGGCGCAGCATATTTTTCATATGAATTTTCATCAATTAAATCGCGGTTTAATTTACGAGATAGTCCGCGTAAATCACTTTCCAAGTTCACAGTATTGGTCATGGTATTAGCGCCCCATTTTTCCAATCGAATTTGGGGGTCAGAAAAATACGGTAAATTTGCACCGGGACCAGGAGTATTCAATTGATATCTACCTGCAAAACTGCTTAATTCGGATTGTTTTTTAATTCTATTAGGGTCATCGTGAAAACGGGTAAATGCCATTTCAAAATATTTGATTAGTTATATTATAGTTAAAAAATAAAATAGGAAAAAAGATTTAAATAGTATAATTAATATAACATATACGAATGACTGAATATATTCGATTTAATATGAATGACGATAGTGTCGAAAACATACGTGTTATTAAGGAAGAAATCGAAAAAACGCCTAAATTATGTTTGAATATGATTGTCAAAAACGAAAGTAAGGTAATCCGTCGTTTGTTAGAATCCGCTGCGCCAATTATTGATTCATATTGTATTTGCGACACGGGTAGTACCGATGATACCAAAGAAATAATTCGCGATTTTTTTGCAAGTAAAAATATACCAGGTAAAATTGTCGAAGAACCGTTCAAGGATTTCGGTTACAATCGTTCATTTGCATTAAAAGCATGTGAGGATATGGATAATGCTGACTATATACTGCTTCTGGATGCGGATATGATTTTGAAAATAGGGGAAAATACAACTCCATATGAATTCAAAAAATCATTAACTCATGATGTATATCATGTTTTCCAAGGAAATGATGATTTTTATTACAAAAATACTCGTATAGTCAAAAACCGTCTTGGCATGTATTATTGGGGAGTAACCCATGAGTATGTAAAATCACCAGAGGGGTCAACCACTGCACGAATTGATAAACCTATATTATTTATTAATGATATTGGAGATGGCGGTAGCAAGGCTGATAAATTTATTCGTGATATTAACTTGCTAACAAAGGGTTTAGAAGAAAATCCAAACAATGATAGATATACATTTTATTTAGCCAATAGTTATCGTGATTCTGGTAATTACGAAAAAGCTATCGAATATTTCAAAAAACGAATCGAATTGGGCGGTTGGTACGAAGAAATATGGTTTAGTTATTACAGTATAGGAAAATGTTATAAACATATGGGCGATATGCCAAATGCAATTTATCATTGGTTAGAAGGATACAATTTTTATCCAAACCGTATTGAGAATTTGTATGAAATAATTACCCATTATAGACATTTAGGTAAAAACAGATTGGCATATACATATTTCACCATTGCTAACAAGGAAAGAACCAATCATCCTGAACGTGATTATTTATTTATGCAAAAGGATGTATATGACTATAAACTAGACTACGAATTTACTATTATTGGATATTATTGTAATGAAGACAAATTAAACCTTCCTCAATACTGTATGAAGGTATTGGCACATCCAACATGCGAAGAACATACTGCAAAAAATGTATTAAGTAATTACAAGTTTTATACATCGAGATTGAAGGATTGGGATACAACAATTGACCACAATTCGGAATTATTGAAGAAGGTAGGTAAAAAAATCATGGAGACACATTCAATCGAATTTAATTCAAGTACACCTAGTATGTGTATTAACGATAAAGGGGATTTAGTTGTAAACATCCGATACGTTGATTACAAGATTGATGACAATGGTGGATATGTTAATAAAGAACATATTTCAACCAAGAATATTGTTGGTGTATTTGATATTTCCAATCCAATGGAATGGAAGCAGAAAGATGAATTTTTATTGGAATACAATACTGAAATCGATAATTTGTATGTAGGGTTAGAAGATATTCGTTTACATTCACATGAAGGTAAAGTATATTACAATGCAAACCGTGGGTTAAGTTATCATAATATTAAGGTAGAGCATGGAATCATTGATATGGATGAAGGTATTACCAAATCCGGAATCATTTCAAAATCAGGCCAACATGATGTTGAAAAAAATTGGGTCATTTTTAATGATGCAGCCAATACCCAAAAAATAATATATGGATGGCATCCATTGGTAATCGGAAATATTGAAAGTCCAACCCGCGATTTTGAAAATATGGAGTTTGCACAGACCCATGTAGTACAAACCCCTATTTTGTTCCGATTCTTACGCGGGTCAACAAATGGTGTTAAAATTGGAAATGAAATATGGTTTATATGCCATGTTGTAAGTTACGAAGACCGTCGCTATTATTATCATATCTTTGTAGTATTGGATGCCGCTACATATCAATTGAAGAAATATTCCACACTATTTACATTTGAAAAAGAAAAGGTTGAATATACATTAGGATTCATTCATATCAAAGATACGAATCAATTCTATATTGGATATAGTTTGATGGACCGCGAAACCCATTTCATGACAGTTTCAAAACGTGTTGTAGACGGAATGATGATAAGTGTATAAAAAAATATAGAATAAAAAAAATATAAATGTAAATATAAAAGAAAAGAAAAAATGAATTATGTTTATTTATCGATTATTTCATCAACATTTATCATTATCGGTTATTTGCCTGAAATTTATGTAACAATATTTCAAATAAAAAACGTTGATTCAACAAAATATTCATCAACAATGTGGTTAGTTGGTGGAGTATTAGGAACAGTGTATAGTGGCCTCAACGGCGCTGATACATTCATAACTGTAAATTATTCTGTCAATACATCATTGAATCTATTGACTTTGCTTTTCAAACTATATTATTATTGGAAAACTACAAAAGGTGATATTTGTATCAAACAATCGGATGAAAATACAATTGAATTATCTGTTGCAAGTTGAAGAATATAACGAGTATAAATGTTATAAATTATAAAATGATTTGCAAATGAAATAAATAGGAAAAAAACTGGACACTTCTACAAAAATATGAAAAGGAAAATCCGGAAATATTTTCAGCATTTGATTACAATTCATAGTTTCATTTAGTGAAAACAATGCAAATAGCAAAATAGAAATAAATAAATAGTGAAACTGGGTATGAATATATTTAGATAAATATGAATAATAACTATACAAAATAACCAAAAACAGTGTAATATATGCAAATACATTGTAAATGAATGAATATTTTTGAATTATAAAAAAGAAATCCAAACAAATAACAATACCACATATAATGAAAGTTAGTATATTTGGTAAAACCTTCGTATAATGATAAAGTAAATTCAATAATGATAATATTATTATAAGAGCAAAAGAATGAATCAGTTTGAATTGAAAATTCCCAGGAATATGAATCATATGTGAAAATGAGTGCATCATTTCAAAAACTAACAGACTCAAAATAAAAAGGAACGAATGGATTGATTTAGTATGAAATAAAAAATACAAAATAACACACGCAATAATAATATTTACTGTCAAAGAATAAGGCTGCGCTATATCATTTTTATTCGGAATTTCACATGTATCAAATGGAAAAGTAAATGGTTTGTTCATATATATTAATGATATATATTTTTTAAAAATCATTTGTTACGTAAGTTTAGGGGGGTAATAACATAGGTAGTACGTGACCCCAAATTTTTAAGAAAAACATTCCTTTCTTTAAATTCAATGTCGAATCCAAAATCAGTTTCATTTGCAATTTCATATACATGTGTGCTAATTTGTATAGTATCCTGGTCAGTGGTGCTTTGTAATCGACTTGCAACATTCACAGTATTTCCAATTACACATAATCGCGGGATTTCAATACCTAAAATACCCACTACAACTTTTCCCAGGTTGATTCCTATACGCAATTGTAATGGGATACCATCAGGCGTTGGAATATTTTTAATTTCTTTCAATATATCAAATGCAAATAGTATCATATTTTTAACATTATTTGTTTGGTCATTTGTATATATATCACTTACAACCATATATGCATCACCGATGGTCTCTATTTTCTGTAAATTACCATAACGATGTATAATATCATCAAACCTGGTATATACATCATTCAATAATCTATATATCACATCCGCATCATATTTTTTCGCTAATTCGGTATAAGATACAATATCAGTAAATAATACGCAAATAAAATCATATGGTTTATACTCTTTATTTTGAGACAAGTATCTATCTTCTAATTCTAATGGTAATATTTTCTTTAATAATTCCAATTTTAATGTAGTCTTATCTATTGGAGTAAATGATGTTAATCTATTTTCAATTATTTGCATTATTTGTTTGCATTTTTGTGTAATTGTATTTGTGGTTTCAAATTGTTTCATGGATTTCTTAATAGTAGTTAATAATGATATTGATTGTAAATCTATGTTGGTTCGAATATGATAGGTTTGCTCTTCATAATCATTTATGATTAACAATGTTGTTAATTTTGCTATCATATCACTTAATAAATAGCATATTTGAATATCCTGTATACTTAATATATTGAATAATTCAATAACACTAATCAATGAAAACAATGACCAAATATAAATAATCAATTTAGTATATCGTTGATGATTGAAATCAAATAATTTATAAATAAAAAAACATTCTGATAATGATAATATTACAATAATATATGCATTGTATTGCGTTTTACGAAACGGGTATAATATCATGTGTATTGCATTGGTAGTAATATGATAGTGAGCATTTACATCAAATAATGTGAGACGATTCATATCACAGTATAGTTTCAATATTAACGGTGTAGTAAATAACCACATGACAGTTCTTCTAAATTCATATTGGTATATACCAATAACATTATTATCAATAATTGTATCCATTACATATTTTAAATAAATCAACGCAAGTGAGTATGTTGTATAGTTTTTAATTCTTGAAAAGAATAACAAGTGTGTAGTAAATAAAACAAATACCGATAATATAAAATAATTTGCAGATTGAATGACTGGATAAAAAATAAAGGGTTCTTCTTGAAATATTTCATATTTATCATATAAACAGGGTTTCAAAATATTATTTAATTGGTAATAAAATAATGTAAATAAACAAAGTTGTAATAGATTTTCCATAGTGTTTCTACTGATATCTATTGATATATTTTTATATGCAATTTTTTTACTATATTTAGGGTTTTCTTTTTCTTTTTATTCTTCAATGGGCGAATATGCAGCGGTTTTGCATGAACCAAATGTTCGTCGATGCCACTGGGTAATACCATGTTCTTTTATCCCGTCTAAATGTCGTTTTGTTCCATATCCAACATGACTATCTAAACCATAACGTTCTATCAAAACCGGATATTTTCTACAAATATTGGCAATATATTCATCATGTGCAACTTTCGCCAAAATACTTGCAGCAGCAATACACGTATATTTATTATCACCGCCTTCAATGGTTTCAAATGGTATTTCACGGACACTTTGTGTTTCCTCATCAAATACAATATGAGGTGTGAAATAATTGCCATCAATTAATAACATGATTTTGCGAGTACATTCATGATTGGGTTCGATGGCAGGTATTTGTTCTAATTTAGAAAGAACTTGTTTAATAGCCTCGTGCATACCTATCATTACACATTTCAAAATATTTTGTTTATCAATGACATCATTTTCAATATATTGAATATTCCAAGCAACCGCATTTTGTTTTATATATTCAGCAGTTTCGCGCAATTTTTCCTTGTTCGTGAATTTTTTACTATCTTTCATCAATTCGTGGGAAAACCCGTGTTTAGGTAAAACGGCTGCGGCCACATAAAGGCGACCAAACATGGGACCGCGACCAGCTTCATCCACACCAATTTCATATTGGTTACATATATCATGGGTTTGTTCCAGTGGTATAACTATTTTTTTTGTTCTTTTTTGTTTGATTTTTTCAGGAGAATTAGATTTAGACATATTTATGTTCATATAATTACAGTGTAAAATATATATTTATTCAATTTTTTATATTTGACAAACAAAACAATAAAACAATAAAAGAAAATTTCTTTTCGGCAAATATAATATATATTAGTGTATAAATGTTAAAACTGAAATTTAGTCCATTATTATTGTTTATAATATTATTGGTTGTATTAATTTTTTCGACAATAATATGCAAAACCTGTTTTTTGAACGCCAGTAAAACAGAAGGGTTTGTCAGTTTCCAAAAAGATAAAGACACTACATCAAATACAAACACGCTATATATGGTTAATTTACCTCAATATTCAAAAACAAATACGGTTGCGAAATTGTATGATAATTTGTTTTTTGATAAATTAAATGGAAACTTGATTGAAATTGATTCGAAATATTATGTAACATCTGGTAATGTATCAGGTAATGTATCAACCATTATTGATACGACAGGTTCAAGTATTTCCAATATTTATATAAATACACGTAGTAATACAAACCGGTCTTATCCAACTCTTGTAAATGATGGTAATGTAGTTGGAATGGATGTAGCTGAAAGTTTATCAAATACAATGACAAGCTCATTTACGAATTGGAGTTATGTGACCACTTCTCTTAATACTGATAATTATCAAGTATTTTACATGCCATGGGGCGACACTACATATATGCACATCATAAAATTAAAAAATTATCAAAGTTCCAATTTCAGTCCAACTCATATAATGAGTTTCATGTTTGGCCCTGGTGGAAGTATGTCGAATAAATATTATTCATTACAAACCGCAGCAATAAGTATAAAAAATGATGATAACGACCCAAGTAATGACAAATATGTATATGATGATTATTATGATACTAACAAATCAGTTTATCAATTAAGTAAATATGTAAAATTCGATAGATCGAATGGTAATTTGATTATCCGTTCTGATAGTGGTATTAAAATATACGATAGAAATAATTCAATCACAACATATGATAGTAAAGGTAAAGTTACAAATACTTCGACTACATTACAAAATAGTGATTTCAATTCATTTGTAGTAAGTGATAATTACAAATACATTGTATTGTATTTACCTATTTCGACAAAAACAATGATTGCATTATTGAAAATAGATCCATCAAATTCAAATCGATTTAAAATTGAAAAGGTTGTTCGATTCAACAAAGATGGAATTGAAACTGATTCAGGTACAAATACAAATAGTGGAGTAACCCAACCAAAATTCCCGAATGATCAATGGAATGATTTCTATCAAAATTATTGGATGACATTCTCAAATAGTGGAAATCAATATATGTCTGAAGATTATTTATTGAAAACTCAAATTGTACCGCCAGTTTGTCCATCATGCCCATATTGTGCATATTCAGCAGGAACATGTACAAATTGTGGTGGTGCAGGTGGTTCTGGAACATTGAATAGTAATGGACAAACCGTTGTAGAAAATGGTAAAGTGCCAACCAATGTTACTGGAACTGCATTAGTAACATCAGGTGGCGCCGTTGTTACTGGAACAACTGGTTCAGATAAACCAGTTAGTAATGCCGTTGACCAAACTACAAATACATTGAATACAAGTGTTGGAACTGCTGGTGTTCTTGGAAGTAAAACATTGGATACTACATCTGATATATTAAAATCAACTGGAAGTGGTGCAACTGATTTATTAAAGTCAACTGGTAGTGGTGCAAGTGATTTATTAAAGTCAGGTGCATCTGGTGCTACTGATTTATTAAAATCTACTGCAAGCGGAGCTACTAATTTATTAAAATCTACTGCAAGCGGAGCTACTGATTTATTAAAATCTGCCGGTAGTGGATTAAAAGATATTGCAACTGACAATCGTAAAGCAGCGGAAGCAAGAGGAGTAGGAGTAGGAGGAGGAGGAGGAGTAGGAGGAGTATCAGGCGCAGGAATTCCAACAAGAGGAGTTGCGGGAATTGATAATTATTCATATTATGGTGCATTACCATCAAAAGGTGGTAATTATATGCCAATCACCGCTGATTTCAGTGCATTTGCAAAATAAACAATTCGTTTGAAAATAGATTAAAAATAAATAGTTATTTTCTAAATAACTAATTATAAAAATTATGGAAATAGAGAACCTGAATAAAATATTAAACAGAGAAGATACCGTTAATAAAATGAAAGAAATTTTGTTAAATTTTGAGACAAACCATAAAAACATGAATTATAAAAAAGGTATTTATTTGTATGGTTCTCCTGGTTGTGGAAAAACCCATTTTGTTATGAATCTTTTGAAAGAATTGAATTATGATATAATTAAATATGATGCAGGTGATGTTCGTAATAAATCATTAATCGATACAATAACATCAAATAATGTATCTAACCAAAATGTTCTCCAAATGATGAGTAAAACTCGTAAGAAAATAGCAATCGTTATGGATGAAATTGACGGAATGAATAATGGCGATAAGGGAGGTATAACATCGCTAATAAAATTAATACGTCAAAAGAAAACGAAAAAACAGAAAATGGAGAACATGACGTTGAATCCCATTATTTGTATAGGAAATTATTACGTGGATAAAAAAATAAAAGAATTAATGAAAGTATGCAATGTATTTGAATTAAAACAACCCACTCCAATACAAGTTGGTAATTTACTTGAAAACATACAACCTACAATTGAAAAATCACTCATACCCTCATTATTATCATATATACAAGGAGATATGCGAAAACTAATTTTTATTCAGAATATCAACAATAAAAAACCAGAATTAATGAATATTGATACAATTACAAATATTTTTCATAATAAGTCGTATAATGATGATGCAAAAACAATTACAAAGACTCTTTTGAATAAACATGTAGATATTGATCAACACAATGTTTTTATGAATGAAACCGACAGAACTATTGTAGCTCTTTTATGGCATGAAAATATAATAGATGTTATAGACAAAATACCGCAAGATAAGTCAATTCCATTGTATTTAAAATTATTGGAGAACATGTGTTTTGCGGATTATACTGACAGAATAACGTTTCAAAATCAGATATGGCAATTCAATGAAATGTCATCCTTAATAAAAACGTTTCATAATAACAAAATATACCACGATACGTTTCCTGAAAATAAAACAAAGATTAGTGATATACGCTTCACTAAGGTATTGACAAAATATTCAACTGAATATAACAATTTTCTTTTTATTTATAATTTAACCCAATCTTTATCCATGGATAGAAAAGATTTAGTTGCATTTTTTCAAGAATTGCGACTATGTTATGGAGAAAATTTTTACAATGATTCTGAAAAAATGATAGAAATTGAAAAAATATTTGAGAACTATGATATCAATAAATTGGATATAAAACGAATGTATAGATATTTAGACAAAAATGTTAAAAAAGATCAGGTTAATGAGGATGAAATTATAGAAGATGATGAAGAATTGGTGTGATTTATCCAAAAACTACGTATGGATTTTGTTGAAATTTGACATGTTTTTCAACGGGTTCAGCTATGGAAGCTTTTTTTAATTTTTCAATAGTAGATTTTTGAGAATCTATCATTACTTTATAACGTTGTATTTCATTGTACATACTATTGCATTTTTCCTTCAATTCTTCTAATTCACCGGTATTCGATACGTTATTTTGAGGAAAACTTTGTTGTACAAATGGTGACTGGGTTGGTATAAACGGAGAACTATTGATGTTTTTACTCATTTCCAATTGTTTAATATATTCACTCATTGAATTAATCTGTTGTTGCTGTTGTTGAATCATATTAATAACATCTTGCGAAGACAACGCGACGGGTTCCTTTCCTGGTTGTTGTAACATAATAGGTCCATATTGATTTTGTTGTTGCATCATTTTAGAACGTTCTTCGTCAATTTCTTTGATTTGTTTTAAAACATCGGGTTTCATTTTTGGTAGTCCCGGTTCATATTTAGCCAATAATTTATCGATATCTTTCATGAAAAATTTTTTGATATGTTCTTCATCCTTAAATTTGATAAACATATCCACAGTTTTAGGCGATTCTTTGAAAACATCCGGATGAGGATTTTTTAATAATTCACGTTTATCAAACGTATTATGCTCATGTGAAAATACTAAAATTGTTTTCATAGGATCCAATTGTATAAATGGAATGGTATAATTTTTTAAGAAAGCTTTTTCTTCTGCTAACGCTGCATGGTTTTCATATTGTGTTTTACTTAATAATTCTTTTTTAAATGCGAATGTTCCAGCAGTTGCATGGTTTGGTCCATAGGGTCCACATTGGTACATTTTTTTGATATGTTTGAAATATATGTACATTTCACTTGAACCAGCACAAAGAGCGGTTGGTGATGAAGTCAAACGTTCAACTGCATGTGAAATTCGTTCCGGTGGATAATAGTCATCATCATCCATATATACAATAATAGACCCAGTAGATTGTTTATGCATGTAATTACGTTTTTCACCGAGCGACATTTTTTTATCAAGACTGAAATATTTGATTTGCGGAATGTTTGCTTTTTCTATTAAATCTGCGATTTTATCAGTTCCATCATCAACTATAATCCATTCAATGCGGTCTTTTGGATAATTTTGATTTCGAAAGCATTCTAACATAATGGGTATAAATGGTCTTCGGTTGAAAGTTGGAGTGCATACACTTACTAATGGAGTCTTTTTCTTTTTTTCAACCATTTTAAATATATAAAATGAGAATTGTTTATATATTTTTATAATAAATTACATTGGAATATTCATACATTGGAATATTGATACATTGGAATATTGATACATTGGAATATTCATACATTGGAATATTCATACATTGTATTACCCTTCATTACACATTTTTCTATCTTTTGAACTCATTTTCGCTTCCTCTATTTCTTGTAATAAGCCCTTTATTTTATAACCATATGTAAATACGGAAATACATGCAATTATAAACATGTTGATAAACGAGAAAAATATTTTGTTGATAGCGGAATTAACAAATATTAAATATACAATGACTCCTATTAAAAAGAAGAGTATAAAAATAAATTCAAATAAACATTTGTTTATAATTTCTAATAAAAATTTCAATAATGCAACCCACCAAACTAATGTATTTGGCGGACAATCATATTTACCAATATTACTTATAGATTCACATAAAAAATTATTAATATTTTTTATAGTATTCCAGTATGTTGTACTTGAATAAATTGGTATTGCAAAAAATGAATGTATAATTATATACCCTAATAGAAAAATTCCGGCTATGCCTATATTGATCAATGTAAATATCAATTTGAATATACCACCAATCAAAGTTGAAAATGGAGCTGTAACTAAATTGAAAACACTCGATGCAGTATCTAATACATTTGATGGAAAAAGTGACATTAACATACAAAATAAGATAATACCATATAACATATTCGTTAATGTCGGATTTACAGATGTAGACCCTCCAATATAACCAAAAAATGTATTTTTGATTGTTGAAGAATAGTTACATACTACATTTGCTATGATTAAAATTAGTACCAAAAACAATAACATAGAATTAAGTAAGACATCCATTGGTGTAAATTTTTTTGCCGTTTCTATTATCGGTGGCATGTAGTGTAAAACTACGTCATTGAATATGGCAGTAGGTCTTGATAAATAAAAAAAGAAGAATTTCAACATTGGCAGTACAGATTGTAAAGAATCATAATCAAAACGTGTATTTACTTGTGCCCCGCCCTCTTTATAGATTGTTATAAAGAACCAATTATATGCTACAATTAATGTAACTGGTATTGATAAAATATAATATGCCTGATTTTTAATGATGTTTATATCGTTTCTTCTCGATCTCGCTTTTTTATCGCCCAAATCATAAATTGATCCTATAATTTTTGTCAAATTTTTATCTGCATTGCCGAATAACAACCGATTTAGCAAACCTATATAATAGCGTACTTTACTAAAAAATTTTGAAAGAGCATTTTGTTTACATTTACTATTACTCAAATTTTCTTTAAAACTTTCTTTGTTTTCTTTAAAATTTTCGGTTTTCAAACTTTTCGTATTATCATATTCTTCATTTTCTTCATTCTTCTCTTTTTTCTCTTTTTTCTCTTTTTTCTCTTTTTTAGCATATTTTGTTTCTTTTTTTTCTTTTGTTTCTTTTGTTTCTTTTTTATCATTAGTATCTTCATAAATATTATCTAATTCTTCAATATTTTTGTAATTTGCATATTTTTTCTTGTTTATTTTTTTTATTTTTTGAATAATAATTTCAGTATCATTATTTTCATCATTTTCCACATCTTTTTTAGTAATTGTTTCAAGGTTCTCAATTATGTTATTATTATCTTTACTAAATGTTTTCGTTTTCCATTTTGTTTCATTATCTTCCATTCTATTATATAATTATTTATATAATAGTATTTGATAAAAAACAAAATTATCTGGCATATAACATACCACAATTTCCACCAATAAATGAAAGAATGTTATAGCGTTCTTCGTATAATGTCAAATTGAAATTATATTCATATAATCTCCAATTTTGTTTATTTATACCTATTGCATTTCCGTTTTGGTCACAAACAATCCCAAATATAGAATTAACAGAATCTACGTTGGGAACATAAGTTGTTAATTCTAATTCAATGTTCTTGAATTTACTCAAATTAATTGCACCTGATGGTTGATATTCAAATGGACTCGTATTTAAACAAAAATTATAGCAATATATCCCCTCTTTTGCGAATCCCTGACTTCTGGTATATTTCTCAATATAATCGTAAACTCCACGCGTCAATATATTTTCTCTATAATCACCATTCAGCAATATACCCATTGTTTCCAATATTTCTTTACGATTTCCTGCGAAAAAATCACCTGTATAAAAAAAACCAGTATTTGCTCCATCTGGATTATATAATGGTCCAGATATAAATGCATTGTCGGTTGATTTATCAGGTGCTTCTGTGATATCAGAAGGAATTGATTTATATGGCCAGTTTGTATAATTACTCCATTCATTTCTCATATTAACATCGTTTCGTTGTAAAAACCACATCCAATTTGCAACCATTCCATTTGACAACAATTTGACTTTTTTAGAACCCGTGATATTTTCAAATTTATATTCAAACACATCTTTTACTAAATAGACCTGTTCTTCTTGTGCAAATAATTGGCGTTCATCTTTTGATAAAAAACAATAGGTAGCCATCAAATGTACATCCGCATTCCATGTATTTATTTTATTCTCATAATTTTCCTGTGAAATATTGACAGCTGGTGGTCTTTGTAAAAAACGATACATTTGAAATTGCTGACGGTTGAAATCCGGTTGAATATATGGTAAATTATTTTCAACATCAAAAACATCGCGTACTTGAAATAATTCTTGTATAGGACGCAATGTAACTGAAATGGATAATTCGTTATATTGTAATGAAATTAGAGGAAATGCGCAACGACTATCTAATGTGAACCATGTGTTAATAGGTATATATATATTTCTACCACGTATTGATGGCTCTGCGCCAACAATTGCACCAGTATAAAATGCAGATGGATAAGTATTCGAACGACCGAATGCATTTGCAGGGTCGTTCAATTCTGGTATATTTCCACTCATTGCATTGAATAAATTTTTCTTTTCTGTGGTAAAATCACGGTCAACCATTGCGGCTAAATATTGGCCTGTATATTTTTGTATAGTCAATGAACCACAATTTATAGTAATTTCTTCTATTAGATTTGTGCCTAAATCAGATATCCAACGGAATTCATAAGGAGTCCACGTGTTTGCATTGTTATCATTCGGATGATAAAAAGGACTCCATATATCCGGCAATGTAACTACTATGTATGTATCCATAAGTAATTCGGCATATCTTGGTATTTTGAATGTAAACGTAGAACTTTCAGTAGTTCGTAATTCTCTTAATCCATCATAATCAATCCTGAATTTTTGTAATCCAAAATTAGTATATTTAGAATAAGTCACTTTGAAAAACGTTTTAGTAGGATTTCCTGTTAATATTACATTATTGTTACCAATTGATATAAGATTTAGTAATCCTCCTGCCATTTATAAATAAGTATAATATAATACATTATTTTGTTTTTATTATTATTTTTTGTTATAGGTATTATATATAAATGAAATTTATAGAATTGTTTATTATTATTTTAATCATCTTTTTATTTTTGTACATATCATATCGATTAATCCAGAAACAAAGTACAAAATATGTTTATGAAGGATTTCAAGAAGGGTTAGAAACAACTACTATTACGAATACTACCGATAAAATGCTTAATATACCATTAAATCAAGTTTGTATTAAAGCATCTTATAATTCAGCATTTGATGGAAAAAATATTTCGATTGACCAATTGAAATATGTTATGAGTAGAGGTTGTCGTTTTTTGGATTTTGAATTGTATTTAATAGGGGAGACTGTTTATGTTAATTATTCCACGGACCCAACATATAGTACTTATATCAATACAAATACAAGTATTGATCCAAATTCACCATCAAAGGCCATTTCGTTTAATGAAATAATTACAGCTATAAATGACTCATCTGTTAAAACTAGTGCTGACGGTAAAAATGCATATGTAACCCCGAATCCAAACGACCCTTTGTTTATACAATTACGTATTAAATCAAAAGATAACAATATATACACAAAACTAGCAGGTGACTCAAAAGCAAATCCGCCAATAGAGGGTGTATTAAGTAATTTTTCAGATAAACTATATACATCACAGATTACCGGAGATACAAAATTAAAGGATTTGAAAGGAAAAATTATCATTGTTATGGATAAATCTATTAATCCAAATTATCCACCAAGTTTTGATGATTATGTAAATATTATTACAGGTGGTAATACGTGGTCATCTCAACAATATAGTTTATTTAAAAACCAAAAAACCACGCCCCCAAAAATAAAAGATGATTTCAAAACTACCGACGTAACTCAATTGAAATTGTTAATGCCTGACGTAGATGAAAATTCATCGAATCCACAAAATCCGTTTTCATTAATTGAAAGTTATGGGGTTCAAGCAATTGCATACAAGTTTTATAAAAGGGATATGGCATTGGATTTGTATGAAACTATATTTGCAGAATATCAATCGGCGTTTGTTCCATTAGCGTATGTAATACAATTTATTCAAAATAAGAGACAAAATCCTGATGAAAAAATGACATTGAAATATGGAGCTAGTTTTGTAGGTGACGCAAAATAGATTTAGGTATATACACATTTTTTCTAAATGTATATATATGAAAAAATATTCAAGAAACACTCGTAATAAACAAAAACAACATAGGAAATTAAAAATGAAAGGTGGTATCACTAAAATAAACAGCGATTTATCAAGTTGGCAAGCGGTTTATAATATGATAACATCGGAACATAGCAAATTAACTTCAATCTCATACAACTCGGCAGCTGGTTTTATATTTAGATTAGATGTTCAAGAAGAATATTCAGAATTTTTAGGATTAAATAGCGCACGGACTTCTTTTAATCAACCAGTAACGAGTTTGATTTTCAAAATCGTTATTATCCATGCTAAAAATGAGATTATCGACCTACCTGAAAATGAAAATAAAGACGAAAAAAAAAAAAATATTATGACAAAGTGTTAGAAAATAAGGGAAATTTTATACAAGAAGCAGTTATTCAACAAGATATTTATTTGAAAACCATTAATCCTAATGGTAATTATATATGTCCATCTGTTATTGATTTATCATTATTTAAAAATCAATATGCTAAAAAATTAATAAATGATTTATTAAATACAAAAGGTAAAGATGATGAATGTGGACAAATGCTTAAATATTTACATGAAGCTTTAAAAAACAAATCACTTGAATTAGGAATGATTACAATGGAATTGGTTGATAATAACTATATACCTATTTACAAGGCTATATATCTCGATAGAGAAAGATATATATACAAGACAAATTGTGAATATGCACTTGCTGAATTAATTATTTTATTTATAAAACTTAAATTAGTAAATTATGATTGTCATTCTAGAAATATTTTAGCAAAGAGAAATGGTAATTTGAAATCATTACTCATTGATTTTGGTAGAGTAATTGATTTAAAAAACGTTTCTCAGAAGATGAAAACACAGTATAAAATTTTCACAGGAAAAGATTTTGATGAAGATTTTAATGATATTAAAAACATTGATGTAACTGATTTTTATGACATAACACGAGAAAACTATAATGAAAAAAATGAATATAAAAAAAAAAATAAAGAAATAAATATTGCAAAAATAATTTGGATTATTCGATTTATTGCTTTTGTTGATTTTTCTAAAAATTTTGTAGAATATAATTCTGAGAATCACCCGTTCACTCAACCACAAATGAATAGTTTGATACGTTCTTTATATGGACATGGATTAAATAATGAAAATACAAAAACATTTAACTGGTATAATATTGAATCAGACACTATACGTTCAATTATATCAATTTGTAACAAAATAGAAGAGTTAACAATTGGACGTGTTACACAAAGTAATATTTTTTCACTTGACGCAATGAAGTCAAAAATTTCAAATAAAAAGTTTTTTGATAATAATATAGACGTGAATAGTTTGTATAGAGAGTATATAGAAAAAGAACGACCACATGTAAGTGAAAGTATTTGCGATAAAGAAGACGAAACATGTTGGACCACAGCAGTCATAAGAGTAAGTAATTTCTTTGGAATTAAAACAAAAAAACGAAGTCGTTCAACAACTTCACAAAGAAGTAGTAGTAGCCAAACACGAAAAAAAAAACCTTCAACAAGTTCACAAAGAAGTAGTACTATTAAAACCGGAAAACTAAAAATAGAATAAAATATTCTAATTTAGGATAACAATCAAAAAATATATCATTTATATATAAATGACATATACTGAAAAATATAAAACTGAATTATGTGATAATGATATGACTTTTCAAGATTGTGAATTGGCTATATTACGGTACGCAGTTGATGAAAGTGAAACCATTCAAGGACAAAAAATTGCAAATAGTGATGATGTCAAAAAAATTATTGCCATTGTTGAAGATTTTTTAATGAAGAAAAAATTAGTATGTTATGGCGGAACTGCCATTAATGCAATATTGCCAAAATTTGCGCAATTTTACAATAAAGATATTGAAGTTCCAGATTACGATTTTTTCTCAAACCATGCATTAGAAGATGCAAAAGAATTGGCAGATATTTATTTTGAAGCAGGATACACGGATGTAGAAGCAAAATCGGGGGTCCATCCAGGAACATACAAAGTATTTGTCAATTTTATTCCCGTTGCCGATATTACCTATTTAGAAAAAGATATTTTTGATGCAATTCAAAAAGACTCAGTAAAACGTTCCGGTATTTTTTATGCTCCACCGAATTATTTACGCATGGGTATGTATTTAGAACTATCACGACCACAAGGCGATGTTTCTCGATGGGAGAAAGTATTCAAACGTTTGAATTTGCTGAATAAATATTATCCATTGAAATCGTCAATCAAATGCGAAACAATAGACTTTCAACGAAGTATGGAAACAAATGAAAAAGACTCGTCCAAAATATATTTCATTGTTCGCGATGCATTAATCGACCAAGGTGTAGTATTTTTCGGCGGCTATGCAAGTAGTTTATATTCAAGATACATGCCAAAAACACAAAAGAAATTAATTATGCAAATACCGGATTTTGATGTATTGAGCGAAGAACCTGAGCGAACCGCAAATATTATAGGTGAACAATTAAATGAATATGGATACACAAAAATCAAAATAATAAAACACGATGCTATTGGAGAAATCATTCCTGAACGTTATGAAGTTCGCGTAGGAAAAGACACAATCGCATTTATATACAAACCAATCGCTTGTCATAGTTACAATACAATTACCATAAACGACAAAGAAATCAATGTTGCGACTATTGATACAATGTTGAGTTTTTATTTAGCATTTATTTATGCAGACAAACCATTTCCATATTTCAACAAAGACCGAATTTTGTGTATGGCTGAATTTTTGTTCAACGTAGAACAAGAAAATCGATTAGAACAACGCGGTTTATTGAAACGATTCAGTTTAGAATGTTACGGTAAACAACCTACCCTGGAATCGATTCGTGCAGAAAAAGCGGAAAAATTCAAAGAACTTTCTGGAAAACGTGGAACGCGCGAATATGAAGAATGGTTTTTGAAATATAATCCAAATGCATTAAAAGAGAAAATGGAAAAAGATGAAAATAAATCGAAGAAAACTGTTAAAAATGTGGAAAAGAAAAAACAGACAAGAAAAAGAAGGAAAACTAAAACAAATTTCTTAAATATTTTCTAAATTTTAGCGTCTATAATGGGGCGGTGTAAATGTGCAAATGTGCAGTTTCAAATTTTCAATAAAGAACTAGATTTAGAAAGTAAAATAAAAAATGTTTCCATTCTCACATCAATTATTTTAAACATAATATAAAAATAAAATCAATATTGATATTATTATGGAAAATATAAAAATAATAGATAATTTTTTGAATAATGATGATTTACAGTTATTAAATAATATTATATCATCGAAATGTTGGGACTTTGGACAAGAATCAACCAGAGATTGTACACCTTTTTGGATAATCAATTTAGACGATGAGATATTTTTTTCAAAATACATAAAAGATAAAATAGAATATGAATTTGAAAAAAAATTTATTTTAAAACGAGTATATGCAAATGGACAAACATTTGGACAAGATGGTTCTTATCATGTAGATGATTATGAAGAAAATACCTTTACATTTTGTTTGTATGTTCATATTATTGATAACATAGAAGAAGACCTCGGCGGTAATTTATATATAAAAGTTCCAAATGAAAAAATAGTTTTTTCAATAGAGCCATTTTGTAACAGAGGTGTATTATTCCCATCTACTTATATTCATAAGGGTTGTGCATTTAATCGTTATGTTAAAAGTATGCGGGTATGTATTGCATGGAAATTAGAAGAAATAATTTACAACGTTGAAGATTTTAATCCACACAGCGGATGAAACTTCAACTAAGTTACTAGTTACAGTTTGAACCATAGCACCCCTAGGGGGTGCGGTTTCAAATATTCACTGGTATAAAAATGTGGTACAAAAAAATAATATAAATTCATTTTTGGTTGGTATAATATATGAATACTATTGTAAAACAAATTGAAAACTATAATATAATTGAATATGATAAATGTAATGTATATATTATTGAAAATATATTAGAAAATGAATTTTGTAATAAAATAATTGAATTAATCGAAACATTACCACTTATAAAAGAAGTTCACGGACATTCAAATAATGTAGAATGTTTTAATATATTTCCGAGTGAATTATTGAAAAAGAAAAATGTTTCTTATTATAGTTTTTCTACAAACATGCGTGAAGGTTTTATTTCTTTATTAAATAATGATACTCTAATTACAAAAAACAGTACATTGAATGGTGTCAATCCAAAAGAAATACAAAATGTTCTTGATAGTCTAAATGACAAAATGAATATAATAAATAATATTATGATACAAATCAATCCAAATATATGTTTTGATTATAATTGTGATTATGATTTCAGAAAAATATATGGAAAGACATTGACCCATATTGATGGTATAGCATATAAAATAACAAAAGATGTAAATTTTGTTAATAAATCACATGAAATAGAAGATTATGAAATGATTCGTAATGCATCATTGATATTTACATTAAATGATGATTATGAAGGTGGTATATTTGAATTCCCTTATTATAATATTAGTTTGAAACTAAAAAAAGGTTCAGTTATTATTTTTCCACCATATTGGACACATTTACATCAAGTGTCTAATGTTGAAAATAATACATACAGGTATACGATAACTACATGGGCTCTTGAAAAATTACAATATTGTTAGATATATATTTATAATTTGAATGATATAAATATATATAAAAATTATTTTATATGATTCCCACTGTTGTTATAAATTTAGCAAAAAACAGAGAACGAAAAAAAACATTGGAAGCAAAAATACAAAAAACTTGTTTAACTAATTACATTTATATGGACGCAATATATGGAAAAACGGAATTACATAAATATGATTTTGAAGTTATACCAAATTATATTGATCCGTACAAAAATACTCCAATATATGTAGGCGCAATTGGATGTACTCTATCTCATTACTTTGTATGGAAATATATTGTTGAAAATAATATTGAAAAAATACTGATATTAGAAGACGACTGTGTGTTTTTACAAAATTTTGATAATATGTTGAAATATATTTTGAATTTAGATATACATTATGATATGTTTTATTTGAATAGATATAAGTTGAATCATTTATATAACTTGGGAAATGAAATCGAAGTGAATGATAATATTATTATTCCAAAATATTCATACAACACATCATCGTATATTCTAACATATAATGGTGCAAAAAAATTATTGAATACAAACTTATTGAAACATTTATTACCAATTGATGAATTTTTACCAATTATGTATGATTCTGAATATCCACACAAAAAATATAGTTGCTATTTTGAAGAATATCCAAAATTAAAAACCTTTACTTTGAAACATAATATTACAGAACAAGAAAATCGACAATACTTTCCAAGCGATATTGAAAATAGTGATATATATTTTAGATTACGCTAGGTAATATTTATTTTTCATATATGTTTATTAATCCAACTAAAAAATACATTGTATTGTTATTTGTATTTATTTTGTAATGATTTGTGTTGGATGAAAAAAATATCATATCTCCTAATTCTATATTTGAATTAATGCCATCTGAAAAACATATAAATTCATTATTTGAATTTATGTTCAATGATATATTGATTACTATGTCGCAATGTTTATAATTTATATATTCTTTTTTTATTAAATTATATTCATATTTTTCTATAAATATTTCATTTATTTTATATATGTATTTATCATTATTTAGATAATAACATTTGATAATATCATCTATTATGCTACCAAATGTTTCTAAAATATAAGGAAAAATATTGTTTATTTTCTCTAAAATAAAAATATTGTTTTCATTTTCAATTCCATCAATAAAATAATAATTATTTACCCATTCTTTATTGTGTTTTTCATAATTTTCAAATTCTTTCATAATCCAACTACATATTGTATTTTCAATTTTATTTCTAATAATCATTCTTTGAATAAATTTATTTTCACTTATATTTATTTTGTTTTCTTCGTATAAATTTATTTGATTCATAATTGTAAACAATATATTAAAAATATATTTATATAATTATTATTATGAGTATATATTATTTAAAATCAAATATTTTTTATATTTTCAAACATAAAAAAATAATCAATGTAAATAATTCGTTAGATAAATCTTGTAATTTAATAATTATTGATAATTTTTATAAAAATCCGGATGAAGTTCGTAATTATGCATTACTTCAAGATTTTGATTGTACCGGTAATTTTCCTGGATTTAGAACAATAAGATCATATGAAAATCTTGAATTATACGAAAAAATAAGTTTTTATGTAAATAATCTAGGTTATAAAATAATTGCTTTCAATATTGATCCATTTGGTCATAGTAATTGCTCATTTACATACAGTACATCTAATGATATACCATCAAGTTGGATTCATGTTGATGATTTTGTTGATGATGCATATAAAAAACATCCATTCGTATTGATGTCAGGTGTATTATATTTGACACCAAATGCACCATCAAATAGTGGAACAATTTTTTATGAATTCAACTATGATGATAATTTATATGACTCAAATATTCCGTTTAATAGTTATACGTTCGATAATACTAAATGGAAAAAAATAGATACAGTTGGAAATGTATACAATCGTTTGGTTTTATTCAATGGAAATATATATCATTCAATTGATAAATTATTTGGAACAAATAAATATAATGGTAGATTAACGCAAAATTTTTTCTTTATATGTGTCAAAATAACAACATAATACACGTGTAAATATATATTTCATTATAATCATTGATATTATTTGTTCAATTACAAAGAATAATGTTTAGCAATTGTATATAGATTTTTTTTACTATTTCCATTACCATGAATAAAAGATGGAAACGTTGAATGAGTTTTATTAATTATTTTATTTTTATAAATATAAATGTCATTTATTCTTCCATTTAATGTTTGAAATATATCACAATTATAATCTAATTTTATATTTCCATGATTGAATAGAAATATTTTCGTAAAATATAATTGGTCATCATCATCATCATTTATATCCATATTCAAAATGTTTAATATATCATATGCATTTCCTATAAATCCACCTGAGTTCAAAAATTTATAATTTGATTTTGTATTTGGATAATATTTTTCTAATGAAATATCGGGCCAACAGTATTTTTCAGCAGAAAATAAAATATTATTTTTTGATATAATATAATATTTTTCAATGATTTCATATTCAGTAGATACATTTATCACATCATAACTATCTGAAAACAATAATAATGTTGTTTTTAGTTTATACATATCCCAATATTTCAATTCTTCCTTCAATAAATTTATTTTTTGACCACCACCCATTCCTTCTTCCATAATACCACCTTTCCATTTTGTATTTAATCCTAATATTTTATATTGAATATTATTGTTTTTTAACGAATTTACAAAATATTGGAAGCCTTGGTTATTTGCGTCAGTTGCAACTGATATTACCAGTAAATTATTCATATATAGTAATATATTGTTTATATTTAATTTATTTTTACAATTTGAATGTATATTTTTAATATGTATTGTATTCCGTTTGTAACTTCTGTCATTGAATTTTGTTCTTTTGAATTATAAATTATCATTGAACCTTTTTCTAAGAAAGTTGTAATTCCATCTTCAAAACAAAATCCACCACCTTGAAAATTATCATTTAATAAAACATTCGCTATCATATCATAGTTATTCGAAATTTCGAATTTCTCAACAGTTTTTTTGTTTTTTACAATTATTGCATCAATTATATTATAAGTAATTTCTTGTTCATTTAAACAATAATATTTTGTAATATGTCCTAATATAATTGAAAATGATTCTATTGAAAATAAAAAAATGTTTTTTAATTCTTCTATTTTTATAAAATCATCTTTTGTATTATGTTTTTCATATTCTTTTACATTCCAATCGCACAATATCGATGAATATATATTTGGAATAATAATTCGTTGTTTAAATTTTGGCAAAGACATATTAAATTGTATAATATCATTATATTGTTGTTTATCTGAAACTGCATTGTTGGGTAAATTAAAATAAAATGTATCAAAAATTGTTAAGTCTTTTTTGATAATTTCATATAAATTCTTCATTTCACTATCATTTTTATTAAAAATAATATTTTTGAAAAACTCTGGATTTATCAAATCCCTATTTTCAAGATTTATCGTTTTTCTATTTTTCATATCTAAATAAATATCTGTTATTTTATCATTTTTATCTATATTTACAATCATATCTTCCATTCGTTTTTTTTTAGAAATAAATATCATATTAATAAACGTTAAATAGTCAAAATAAGGCACAAATTGAGGTTTCACTTCCCATAAATTAATAGCTAGAATAAATCGGTCATTTTCATTTCCGGAAAAATTTGATATTCCATGATAGTTATTACCGCCATCAAATGTAATATGTTTTAGATATTTTGGAAAAGATAATATTAATGTATTATTTTCGTTGAAATTCTTAGTATTATAAGTTTCTTGATCTATATTCGTTATTACAGTAGGGTTTTCATTATTATTCATGTAAACAATGCAAGATAAGAGAGGAGTAGTTAATGTATCTGGATTGTTCATGGTTCTATCATATTCGTCGCAATCAAAATGATAACTATTATCATCAATCGATGAACTTTTTTTGAACCAAAATTCTACATATTTATTTTCATCAAATTGAATATTTAAACGATTGAAATGAAATGATGCGATTTCATAAACCAATTTTTCAATAACACTATATTGCGTTTTATTTGTATTTAATAAAAAATATGTTAAAGTATTTTTTATTTCAAAACAATCTAATAATTTTTTTTCTAGATTTTCATTATCTATTGAAATTTTCCACGTATTGAAGTTTTTAAACATAAAAAAATATATATTTTATTCTTTTTATTCTTTATTATATTTTGTAAAAACATTTTATTAATCTTTTTTTTCATATATCCAGCCCGTTATTACATATTTATAACTTGAAATTGGTATTTGAGAGACATATGGATAACACCAAGTACATGGAAACAATAAAAGTTTTCCTTGTTCTGAACGAACTTTATAATTTTCCCAAAAGATAGTATCACCTCCTTCATCCACACTATTTAAATGCCATATAAATGTAATTAGTCTAAAATTACTATTTTCTATATCATGGTAGTCGTTATCTTGATATTCACTTTCTTGTTTTCCATATTTTTGTATTATGAAATTTGGTGTATACAATTCATTGTTTTCAAAAATTTTTTTATAATTAACAGAAATTGTATGTTTATTTATATATTGGTTTAATTTACTCAACATTTCCTTGTATAAAAATAATTCAATTCTTTTCCATTTTTCATTATTTTTAGGAATAATAAAATTGATTTTATTTTCAAAAGTGGTATTTACATCAGTTATCATAATTTCATTTTTTCCATTTTTTTCACTTTCAAATAATTGAATTATTTCATTACATAATATATTCGGTATTGAATTTTTGTATTCACAAATATAATCCATTTACTTGATTTATTTTTATTTTTATATGAGTTAATATTAAATATTTATACAATATATATTGTATGTCTAGTAAATTCTATTATAAAGGAAATGATATAAATGATATGATAACGTCGGGAAATACAGTTATTTCACAGTATTTTAATTTACCAAACTATTCTCAATCATCTGCCACATACGGTAGTTCAGAAATAATTCCGGATAATACAGGTTTTTTCAATTTTTATTCAGACATAAATGGTAAGTTTTCAAATAAAAAAATTATCGCTAAATCGACGACTATAACTCAAACTAATAATAATATACAAATTCCTCCATGGTGTGACGCTGTAAAAGTAAAATTAGTTGCAGCTAAAGGTGCAAAAGGAAGTACCGGAGAGAAAGGTGGCAGTAACACTGGTGGTGATAAGGGAGGCAATGGAGAGAATGGACCCCCAGGCGATAAGGGGAATAACTCTCAATGTGATATTGGCGGAGGTGATGGTGGTAACGGTGGACCTGGTGGAGCTGGTGGAGATGGCGGTAGCGGTGGAGCTGGTGGAGATGGTGGAGCTGGTGGTGATGGCGGTGATGGTGGCGATGGAATGATTACTTATTCAAATAATATATACCTTATTGACGATCAATGTATTATTAGTGCCAATATCACTAATAACAACCTGGATTTTGGTATTAAACAATCTGGAAATAACATATTTAATGTTCAATTAAAAGGTGGTGGTGACGGAACCAAAGGTGGACCGGGCGCAAAAGGTGCAAAAGGTGGACCGGGCGCAAAAGGTGGACGGGGCGCAAAAGGTGGACGAGGAGGTGATGCTAGTTGCGGTACATCAAGTAGTTGGCAAGCGTTGAAATATGGAAGAAATGGTTCAGGTGGTGCACAAGGTGCACAAGGTGAAAAGGGCGCACAAGGTGCACAAGGTGCACAAGGTGCAAAAGGCGCATCAGGTGCAAAAGGTATAAAAGGAACAAGTGCTAATGCCATAGTTTATAATACACCAAATACAGATGCTGGAATTACTACAAATACAACAAGTGAGTCAGTAACATCTGCAACTTTGTATTTTTTTGCAATAAATAAATAAAGAATAAATAATGTTATATAAAATATATACATGTCAAAATATTGGAAAGCGAATAACGAATATAATGATAATTTATTGAAAGAAATTGTTGATATTATTCCTCCAAATACATTTTACAGATTAAATCAACAAAAAAGTGCAGATACTTCTTTTTTAGAAAAAATAGTTTATAATATAATAACATTCCATTCTAATAGATTAAGTATAAATAGTAAATATATTGAATTTGGATTTATTGACAAAAAAAATGATTTCATGAAAAATGAAGGGGTAACTTCAAATCTATCGATTATTGTATTTTTTGATAATAACAATAATCCATTTCTTATTACAAATTTAATAGAAGAAACATACAAATATAAAAAGTTTGATGATTTGATTATTTCTTGTTCTTTGCCAAAAAAATTGAATCATATCATATTTGAACCAAATAAATATTATCATTCTATATTCAATAAAAAAACGCTTGTAATTAATATATTAGATGAATATCGCTCGAATTCTATTCCTTTTCCTAAAAAAATATTTTCATTGAAACATTATTTTCATTGTAATAACATGTCATTCGATTTTATAGAGAACGAATTCAAAAGTATTTTTTATAAAGAAAGTAAATCTGGTTTTAATTATGATTACTTTGATGAACTCATATATATAGACTCATCGAAATATGAAAATTTGATTAATTTAATTAATACAGAAGACCGTGAAAATTTTGATGTATTTGAATTCAAATTAGATAAATTCGAAATGAATCATAATAACCGGATTGATATAAGTAAACCTAAGTTTATACAACGATTTATTAAAAAAAACCTATATCAACCATATATTTGTCATTGGATTATTAATGAGAGTGAAAAATATGCTTTTGAAAATGGTGGATGGACAACTACTAGGCATAATGAATATCCAACAACTGATTTACCTGTAAACAAAATAACCTCTATTTTTCCTTTTATTTCAGAATCTTTGCAAAATAGTATTCAATTTATAAAGAAATCGTATTGTTTGGATGATAAACATATTTTTAATGTTAATGACGTTTTTATTGTTAAATATGATGCAAATCGACAAAGTCATTTAAAAATACATACAGATTATTCTGAAATAACTGTAAACATTTTACTAAGTGACCCTTCTGATTTTCAAGGCGGTGGTACATATTTCGATGATGGAATTGTAACTTATTTAGAAAAAGGAGATGCATTGATTCATTCTGGAAGAACAAAACATGCAGGGTTAGAAATTACAAAAGGTAAACGTTATATTTTAGTTGCATTTATCCATATACATGAACGCGATTAGTTTACTTATTACAAATCGGCTTCCAAATAATTTCATTCATAGAAAATTGAAATTATTTTACTCTATCATATAGTATAAAAAACAACCATGAATATCCTACAAAAAAATCCTCCTGTTGTATTTTTAACAGAAAATTCTATACAAAACAATATTAGAAGTAGTCATAGTATTGATAATAATTTGAGAGCACATCTAAATCCAATGCGGGTACATTTCGAAGAAGAAGAAAAACATGATATTGAATCAAATGAACCACGAGTTGCATGCAATTATGAAAATGAAGTAATTGTCAAACATAATATTCATTGTTGTACAATGAAACAACTAATTGAATATGCGATTGTATCATGTGTTACCGGAGTTTTACTGATATGCATCGAATACATAATTTATGTAGTTAAAAAATAATAATTTATTTCAATAATTAACTATATAAACATATGAAAATATAGATTATAATGCCCGCGTTAAATCAAGAACTATTGCTCAGTTTACAAGATGATTATACAAAATATACTTGTTTTATTGAAACTGGTACATTTATTGCAGAAACAATTCGTTCATTGGAACCTTATTTTGATAAATTATATACAATTGAATTTAGTGAAAAATACTATAATTACTCAAAAGGTAATTATGATGGTAACAAAATAAACTTTATGTTAGGTGATAGTAGTGTTGTTTTGAAAGAATTATTACCAACTGTTACTGATAAATGCATTTTTTTCTTAGATGGACACTGGTCAGGCGGCGATACTGGAAAATCTGAAAAACATTGTCCACTATATGAAGAAGTAACACATATAAATAACTTGTATAACAATGAGGCTATTATCATTATTGATGATTTTAGGTTATTTGGATTAGATAGTAGTAGTGGTAAATTAGGAGAAGATTGGAGAGATATTAACAAAGATAGTATATTGAATATTTTGAGTTCACGTATAAAATGTGTTTATCACTTAGATAGTGTTTATGAAAAAGACGATAGACTAATTATTCATATTACACCGACCGGAAAGAAAAATGAGACAAACTTTCTATAAAAAATAAAAAGTCTCAAATCCCTTTTTGGTGATGTAAAAGCACCCTATTCATTTTCTGTTAAAGAAAATCTTGGGCTTGTCT